AAATGGCTATCAAGGAAATCTTGGATAAGATTAAGGACAAATTGGGAGCGGATGCTCCTGCAGAAGTAAGTGCTCTTTTGGCGGATGCCACGAGAGAGGCAACTGACATATTGGATACACTTTCGAGTGCAAATCGGGAATCTGCTTCTCGAAAAACAAAAATACGAGAACTGGAAAAGGAATTGGAAATAGAAAAAGAGAAAACAGAAAAGATGACTGAAAAACAAAAAGAATTTGAGCAGTTCAAATCCAAAGCAGAACAATATGATCAGTATCTTGCTAAGCAAAATCAGGAAATAATTTCCAGTTGGAAAGCAGCGAATGAAAAATTAGCAAGCATTAAAGAGACCGATAAAAGATATGAGCGAGTTAAACCTGTATTAACTAAGTTCAAAAAAGCAGAAGAAGGTAAAGAGCTTTCTGCTGCCGATGCAAAATACAATCTCGATCTCTATGAAATTATGGTCTCAACGGGAGTTCTATCTGATGAGGGAAAAGGGAGCTATCCTAATTATCCTCAGAGCAAAGCTCAAGACGGTATGACTCCGCAAACTACGGCTGATGCAATAATCGGCTTAGCAAAAAAACCAATAAAATAAAAAAAGGAAATTATTATGGCAATTACAACTTCAAACTTACAGGCATTAGCTGCTGCTTGGGGCGTAGGAAATGAGTATCAGCCCATTGTGGTTGATTTATTGAAACGATCATCGCTCTTACAAACCGCCACAGTAGCGAAAGCTTCGCACGGAATTAAACACAAATTCCGTTACTTCAATTCACTTCCTACTGCCGCTTTCAGAGAAATTGGTGAAGGAATTGTTCCTCAAAAAGTAGATGTAAATACTGCCCAAATTGACCTCAAGGAATTGGTCTTTGATTTGTTTGACGATTATCAAGCAATTCTACAATATCCTGGTGGCAAAGAGGGCTGGCTTAAAGACAATTATACTGCGGCTTTGGCTGCATTGACCAACGCTTTAGCGAAAGCCGTCTTTTATGGCAATATCCCGAGTTTTGGTTACGAAAAAGCATTCAAAGGATTCCATCAATACGCTAAAGATTTGGGGCAAGTAATAGCTCAAAAGGGAGCGACAACTGCTTATCGTTCTTCGATCTTTGCAGTCAGATGGGATGAATTTGACGGTGCTTCTCTGCGTTTCAATAATACAGAATTGCTCCAGGTTATTGATATGACTCCGAATCAGCCCATTCCGATCGTGACAGATACTACCGCAAATAAGCAGATGAATATTTTCAAATGGATATTTTCTGCTTACTTTACGCTGATTATTCCCAGTGCGAAATCTGTAGCAGTTATTACTCAGATTGATACATCTCATTTACCTACGGCAGATGATATGAATGCCTTGATTGATGCAGTAGAAGCTGATTCCGGCAATACCGTCATTTATTGCAATGCCACTGCTCGTAGAGCAATATCTACCATCAAAGAAGGTAAACTGAATATGTATGCTGAATCATCTGATTATAATAATAATGTAGCTACTTGGCGTGGCGTCCCGATTTACAGGGAAGATGCTCTGGTAGCTACCGAAACTACTGATTTGGATTAAAAGGAAGGTGAATAATGGCTATTTATCAAAAATACGGATTCGCAATCGATCAAATTCTGTCTGAAGATCAGGCATTACCTAATACTACTTCTGGAGACAGCGCTAATACTATTAAATTGGATGCAGTTGCAGATGACGGACTACATATTGTGGTCTGTGCTGCTTCTACCACAGTAGAGCTTGCTTCGGGTGCTTCTCTGGAAATCAGACCTACAGTGGGATTGACCGCTAACGCAGTCACTACTGTTTTACCCAGTATCCTAATTAAACAAGGCGTTCAATCGGATGCTTCCTGGCTTCCTGGTGAAATGATTTGTCAGTTCAATATTCCGGCAAAATTAATTGGTTCTGCCAGATATTTGAAATTGACTTATGTCACCTCTGCCAACGAAAGTGCTGATAAAGTTGAAGCTTTCTCGGTGCGTAGATAAATGAATAATTAAGGGAGGCAGAGATAAGGATAATCTGCCTCCCCTTATTGAGATAAAAATGAAATGGAATGATACTACTCTTTCAACTCTGGAAACAATCTCCAGATGGGAAAAAGAGGTCAATGAATTAGCTGGATATGATTCTATTCCTGCGATTCAAGGTAATAAAACAGCTAAAATCATAGATATAAATAAATCTATTGATTCTATTGTCTATAATGATTCAGCCGGTATATCTCATACTTCAGAAATCAAGGTTGCCGGAGAATGGGATATTCCCGAAACAGAAATTATAACTATATTGTATTATACTAATGAAAAATTGTTTGGGGTCTCCAATCTGATGGAAGGGAATGGCGAGAAAATAGAAGTTAAAATGAGCGAAGGGGAACATACCTTTTTTACTCTTACGGAAAATATATGGATTATTGCCAAAGTAAATAGAACCTGGAAATCAAAGCTGGAATTGGCAAGAGAAGCAGTAAAGAATGATATATTGACCATCCTCTATAATCGCACAGACGCTTCCACAGATGAAGAGGCATTAGATTTAATTACAAATGCAGAAACCTTCCTTACTGCTTGTGATATGAAAGCATTAGAATTGATTTATCGTGATCTGGGTCTTGGAACTTTCAACCAAATGCATCAGATGAAGGCAGAGACATACGCCAGAGCATATCAGAACGCAATTGCCAGTGCTATTTCCCGAATGAGAGTAGGAACTGATAATGATACAGGTTCGCTTCTGATAACCAGCGGTAGAGTGACAAGATGATAGAGTTCAAATACAATTCACCTATATTCAAGCTGGGAAAAATCTCCCGTTCAGAATGGAGAGAACTGGGAATGTCAGCAAGAAGCGAAATTGTGAAACGCACCAGAAATGGTATAGACATCAATCACCAACCCTTTCACGAATATTCTGCAGCAACCCAGGAATATAAAAGTGGGATAATGCAGACAAGGGGATTAGGTTCTTCTGTAGTGACGCTTCAGGATACGGGGCAAATGCACCGTTCTCTCAGTATAGAGGTTCAAGCGAATGCAGCTATTCTATATTATGCGGATCAAAACAGGGCAAGAGTAGCTTTACTGCACCAAACGGGAGGTTATCATCTTCCCAAGCGAGAGCATTTTGGCTTCAACAAAACTGATGGTAATAAATATCTGGAGAAGATTGCCAAACTTCAAACTGTAAAAAACAAGAAGGCAAATAGATGACAAATCAAATAACTGGTATAACTGATGAAATATTGACTGCTCTTCGGGAAGCAGGATGTAGAACAGTAGGTATATTACCGGAGGTCTTAATGTTTTCAGGTAATAACAATCCCTTTGGCTTCATCTTGCTTAATTCTGAGACCACAGAAAACGATAATGGTGGAATATTGACTCAGCTTCTGGATATATCTATCTTTATTATTACTCAAAATGGTATCAATAAAACGAAAGAGCATTGTAATGTTCTCTATGCCGCAATTGGCAAAATATTAAACAGCTCGGGATTAAATTCCAAGACCGCATTAGTAAATTTAGAGACAATTAATTGGCACGCTGATATGCCATTTGTGACTCAATTAGTGGGTGACTTGGACATTATATCAAGCATAAATTTTAACATTAAATATATGAATGCGAGGTAATTATGCGTATTGTAAAACTCAAAAAAGGGATAACAGCAAGGATTATACCTTGCAATGGCAAACTCTACAGATTATCTGCTGAAAAGGAGACAGAAGTAGAGGATAGCGTAGCTGCTATGGTAGCTGATATTCTGGAAGTCAATGAACCTGTCCAGAAGGAAGTACCCAAGCAAGAAAAGAAAAAAGAACTGGAAATCTCTGTAACAAATGAGATTTCTGCAAACGAAATTAAAATCCCCAAGAAGGAGAAATAAATGGGAAATTACAGAAGTGGTAATAAATACAGAGTAGCAATCGGACTGGAGACATCGCTGGGAAGCGGGAATACGCATTCAACGGGAGGTACTAATCCGACCTTATCGGTTCGTTGGGAGGACTTAAACGTTATGCCCGTGAAGTTAGAACTTAATCCCGATCGTCAGCTGATTGACACTAATTACAAAACTGGAACTTCTCAAGCAACGGCTTATGAACAAGTTCAAGGTGTTACCGATGGCACTTTCACACTATCGGGGAAACTATCTCTTGACTATGAGATATTGTTGAAGGCAATGTTTCATCAAGCTCCAGTGAATCATATATACACTTTTGACGATACTCCACCTACAGCAAAATCGCTGGTAATGATGAAGGTTTGGGATGATGCA